GCTTTATTATTCATGGCTTCCACTAATTCCTTAAAGGGATCATTGAATGGTTTTTTTTTCCTTGTGTATTTTTTCTTGTTTTTAGTTACTCGCATTTTATATTTCGGTGTTCGTAATTCTTTGGCTATAAAATTGTTTTTCTTTTGAAAACTCATAAGAAGTTTGTTTTGTGTTGTTTATTTTTTCAAAATAAAACAAGCTATGTGTCTGCCTGTTCCTTTACCTTGACTTTTATCTTCAGTTGCCAACCATTTAACATCGCCTAAATTTCTTACTTCTGCTCCTGCTTTTAACAGCATTAAAACCCATTTATCTATTGGATATAAAAAAACGACATCCTTACCTTTTTGGTGTTCGGCAATTGCTTTTCTTACCCAAGCTGTCGCACCTTTTTTCTTGCCTTCGTGGATAATAGATCCAAAAGGAGGATTGACATAATTTGATTTTCCCCACTCATTTGTTAATCCATCAAATCCTTCTGGTAATGGGTAAGGACAAGGATCAAAAGTAAAATTAAATTCTTTAGTTAGTTCTTCTAAAAGTTCAGGTGGTGTAATCCAATAGTGCTTACCATCTTCGCCATTACCTTTATGAAATTTATTGTCTTTTGGTTTTGTCATAAAAACTCGTTAGGATTTTGTTTTGTGTTAAAGTTGGTTACAATTGCAATTGCTCAGACCTCGTGGGGTGCTTGAATTATTTATCCTAGAAACTCATACCCAATGATTTATTTTTGTTAGATATCAGCCATAAACTGATAGTTTGGGAAAGTTTTGGATTAAAAGCTGCTGATATTTTAAATTTTTTTATTATTTTTGTTAAAAAAATGAAATTACATGAGCTTTTTGTGTAAAAAAAGAACAATTTCATAAAACATCCTTGAAATCCTTACCTTTTTATCAATTGGATCTATTCCTTTACCTATTACTTACTATCTATTTAATGTTCTTTTCACTACTATTTAATATAATTTTAATTACTTTTTAGAAATAAACATTGGCTTCCAAGAACTTTTAGATCCTAACCTATTACTACCCACCTTAACCTTATACCAATATCCTGATTTAGTTTCTTTAACTAATTTTGGTTGTCCTATTAAAACTGGTTTAATTTCTTTAATTTTTGTATTTACCATTTATTTATTCCTTTAAGTATATTTAATCACTTTGCCAACTTATTTCTATCTTCTTATCATCGCTGTCAGTTATAGATAGAGTTTGTTTTTCTGTGCCATAATACTTAGGAGCAAGTTTCCCTGCCTTCCATTGCATATTCTTACTATATACTTCCAGTAGCTTTACCTCCGACATACTGATCTTTTGTTTGTCTAAGGCATTCTCTATTCGTTTATCGATGTCTCCAATAACATATTCTATACCGAGCTCTTTGCTACGAACATAGGCATCTTTCAGCTTCTCATCCTTTAGAATCCAATTCCTCCAGGACTGCCAAGTTATGCCACATTCTTTTACAGCATCCCTTATGCTTATACCACGAGAGAGCTTGTCCAATATATCTTTAACAATTGACTTGGAATACTTTGTCGGTCTTCCTTTTTTAACTGGAATGATTTGTTGATTAGACATTAGTGTAGTGTTACCTTTTCATCCAATGGCTGCATATACTCTGTGTATTCTGGTAAGCTCTTGAAGTATTGGGCAAATTGTATTGCTTCTTCTTCAGTCTTAAAGTTTGCAAACCTAATAATTATTTCTGGCTGTTTTGTTTCAGGATTATCTACCATAACCATACTACAATACAGATCGTCTATTAATAATTTCATTGATTAAGTATCTGATGTCCTCCAAAGTAAGATAATGTTTATGCCGATTCATTTGAGTATAAATATCTCTGACTTGGTTTGGCTGCATACCTGCGAGTGAACAAATAAAACTGAAATCTTTGCTTGTAAGCCAGTCTTTAGCTTCCTGCTCGTATTTGGTATTCAACCTGGTCATCCAAAGGAATTTTCCTAAAGCATCGGTTAAACCCTGCACAAGAACAGCAATCCAAAGTTTCTGTTCTGACATAATAAAAAAACCATCTTTAAAAGATGGCTATAAAACTATTCACAATTATAGTGAGTGTATATATTTATAGGGATTTACGATTGATTTGTTAATAGGAACAAATACAAAACTATTTGATTTTATTTCCAGCAACCAAAGCTCTATATTCTTTTAACGACTTACCTCTATGAAAAGAAGTAATTAAACCTGTTTTTTTATTTTTTCTCCAAATTTTTGAGCTAGTTTTACCAACAGCAGGATCAATATGGATGTCCTCAAATAATTCAGGTTGTATTTGTTTTCTCCATATATTAATTTTTCTATTTCTTCTAATGCCACCATCAACAATATTAACACATTTATAATTCAGATTTTTCCAAAAATCATTGGCTAATAAGTCAAAACCACATCGTAAAGATATGGAAAAAGAATTATTATCTAAACAATCCTTTTCAATAGTATCAATCAAAAACATCCCATAATGTCTCCTTCTTAAATCATAATCAATACAAACCTGATGAACTTTAACATCTCTTTTAAATGATCCTAAATATACATACCCACAAGGTTGATTGTTTAATAAAGACAAATAAATTCTTCCTTTTTCTATCTCTCTTTCAAAAACTTGTGTAGGATAGAAAGATAAAGATTCTGCATTTTCTTTTTGCAATTTATCAACATAACTCAATAAACTTGTATGTTGCTTAACGACAACAAAATCATCATTACATATCATAATATAAAATTAATCTATCAAGAGCTTCTCGAAGTTCATCCATTCTTTTTTGAGCAGGTTGATTTCTCACAATGACTAACCACAATACATCCCAGAACTTTCCTATCTCTTTAATAATAATATGAAATTCACTATGAGCATCTATGTTTCTATGAACAAAATCCTCTTTAGTGCCACCAATAAACTCTTCTAGTCTAGCTGTAATCTTTGGCTCTAGTCCTGATCTATGGCATAATTTTTCAAATTTATCTCCTGCCCAAAATCTTTTACTATTTAATTCTCTATCCTTAATGTCCAGTAATCCTCTAGCATAATAGTTTTCTAATACTGAATTATGTACTTTTTCTAAATGTCTATCTTGACCATAAAAAGCAAATCTAAATTTTTCGCCATCAACTTTCCTGGTTAATGTGCCATCTTCATTTCTTTCTAGCTCTTGGCTGCCAAGTTCAATAGGAACTCTATCTTTTTTCTTTTTTTTCTTTTGTTTTACCACTTTTTAAATTCTTCTTCGGTTATGAGATTTTCTTTTCTCATTTGTTCAACCATATCTTGTGTTATGTATTGCAGTCTCATTCCTTTTTTGACTGCAAACACATAATCTTTGTAATTTCTTTCTGGTCTAGTATTAAAAGTTTCTTCTTTTTTAGTTGGCAATTCTTCTTCCCACCTGTTTTGATTTAGCCAAGTGCTAAAGTGAGGAATAAATTTAGGATCATCAGCTTGGGAGCAAAGAGAGTTGTATTTTTCTATCAGGATTTCAGGTTTTATGTCTTTGGCATTTTTAAGCCAAGAAGCATAGGCAACCTGTTTTGATCCTCTTCTAATGGATAACTTACTCCATATATTATTATATATAGATTCAGAATCAGAATCAGATACTTTGCTAGAGTTTTGCTTGGCTTTTGCTAGACCTCCTTTTTTCCCTGTTTCTTGCCTAATTTTAACAATATCAACCTTGTTTTCCCTGTCTTTTTTCTGTCTTAACTGATGATAACGACCATCAATTAATGTTAGTTTAGCATTAATAACGAACATCAAGTCTACCTTTTGTTGTTCAACTACCTCTGGCTCATCGCTTGGATCTAAAACCATTCTACTGATAACATTAAAGTCATTTGGCAATCCTCTTCCATTTAAGCTGCCAAGATGTGTATAGAGACGAATATATAATCCTTCTTGCTGTGCTGTCATTCCAGAGCAACCCATTCTCCAGTCAGCGAAATAAAAATCTTGATAAGGAAATTTTATATCTTCACTCAT